GGGTGCATCTCAGATTCATGGTCGCCGTGATATGCTAAAGACTTTCGCGGAAGGTACATCGGGACATTAAGCTGTGCAAAGCGCCGGGAAAGCTGCTGGCCTACCCCGGATGATATCAGAGGATTGATGAATCTTGAAGCGGGGACGGGATGGATGGCCCAATCCAACAGGTCTAATGTCCTCCTGTTCGTGGCGAATATACAATCCACATATCCCATCTTCTGGCACCTCAGGTCGCCTACTCTTTTGTTGATCCACGGCAGGCGCGTCCACCCCCTGTCGCGGCCCATATTCACAACATTAAAAGCGAACAGATCCAATTTATGAGTCGCTTCTCTGAGCTTTTCATACTCAAAACCTTTTAAATCATCCTGAAGGAATACGAACCAATCATGTCCGGAGTCCGCGCACAAGTGTAATGCGCTTTGCCATTGGTACCAAAATCCTTCCTTGCCCATGTGTTCTGACCGGTAGTAATCGCAATACTCCAAATACGGCAACGGGTCATAATAGCTTCCGTCATCCATCACGATAATCTCATCCTTCCCCTGAAGCTCTTTTAACAGCGACATCAACATATTTGGTCTGTTGTAGCTGAAAATAACTATCATATCGCCTCCCTGGTATAATCGCGTCTTAGATATGGTTTATCCTTCAAGAAATCACGTTGCTTCGCCTGCCACTCTTTTATCTTGGCCTTAGCTCTGTCTCTTTCGCGTGGATCAACGGCAGACACCTCCCTGCGCTTCCACGCCCTGACTTGGCGTTCGTTGTAACGCTGTCTCTGCATGGCCTCGTACTGCTCCCGGTTCTCTGTCACGGGTAAATCCTGCTCCGGTAGCTTTGAAACTCCTTCTACGTAACCCGACTGCGAATGTTTGCAATTGGAGTGGTACAACCCGCCGTCAATGGCTTGCTGTAAGGATGGATATCTTGAATGCCCCCCTGAAATACTGTATACCCTCGCCTGCCACGGCTCACACAGGTCAGATGTGGGAAAGTGCTGTGATATCTGCACCAGTTCGATTCCGTTCTCCTGAAGCCGGTACATGTTGGCCTGACGCGACGCATTGGCAAGCATGGTCCGGGAAACCATCTCACAGTAGGAGTCCAGTTTCATCGTCCTGCCGTCACGGTACATAACCGCCGTAATGCCCTCATTTGAATAGCGCCTCATTAAATCTTGAGTGAACCGCCTTCGGGTGAATACATCCGACTCACGGAACGACACGTCTCCTGCCTGTATCGCTATATCTCTGATCCTGTCGCGTTGCTGCCGGATGACAAACGGCTGTATATTGCGTATCTGATCGTATGCCGCTCGCTGGAATACACCATAGGCCGTGTGATGATCAGGATAATCCCTGAGTATCTGCCTTGCCTTTGCGCTTATCGTCATGGTGAAGGTCTCCGGCGTGAGAATCCCATCGGCCCGAAACGCCCCGGCTGTAAGCGTAGCGCCTGCAGCAATCGCAACCGCATTCGCCCGCCCCAATCCGTGAAGGTATCCCGTTGCAAGTCGCTCATCTATCAGCGCTTCGTACTGCGACTGGAACTCCGCCAGCCTTGCCTCAAGCGCCCTTGTCTCGACCTGTAGCCGAACGTTATACGACGGGTCGTCGATATACTGCTCTGCAATAAAACGCAACCGGCGCAAGGCAAACAATGTCACCTCTTCGGCGGCCTCGATTATAGCCCGCGCCTGATTGGTGAAGTATTGCTCAGAGAATGGCATCAGCCCCCAATCATATTATCCGAAATAGGCAACGCCCCGCGCTCCTGATTGATGCGGTCCACTTCTTCTTTTATCTCGTCTTCGCCCCACTCAGGATGCAGCGTCTTGACCTTCTCGAGCGTACTCATGGCCCCGGCCTGTTCTGCGTCCCTCAAGCCACCGGCAATCTTCCTGAACGCCTCGTCAACGTCTTTCGGCTGGAAGTCAATCGACCGTTCCGCGTATGCCTGACCCCATGATTCAGGCCGGTTAGGGAAATAGACCTGCTCAAGTCTCAGAAAACAGTTGTTCTCGAACTCATCGATAGTCGAAACCAACAGGGACAAAAACGCCTCTATCCCCGTGCTGGATTTCATCACTATTTCCGTTGCCGTGACCTGCCTTGCTGAATCGCCGTACTCCTTAAAGGCCGTATGGTAGAAGTCCTCAATATCCTTTTCGAGTATCTCGGCCGTTGCCGCCAGGTGCGTGCTGTCCGGGGACATGAACTTATGACCCTCACCCTGTATGTCCGGGTCTTCGCGTATGATATTCGATCCTGATGTGAGGTTGTCTACAATCGAGTCGAAATGCTCAGATTCACACTTGAGTTTAAGCAAAGCAAGTGACAGGTTGGAAGCACCAAAGTCACGAACCGACTTGAAATTAAATATGTGGTTCTGCTTACGCGCCAGCAGATACCCTATAAAACGCGGAAGGGGAAGCTCAACGCGGAATATCGGAAGGATGCGCGTCTGCTTATCCGATGAATCGTAGTACTCATATTCACCGTTGCCTATTTCAACCTCGACATGCTCCACGCCGCCGGATTCTGTTTTCTTCTCCTGAACGATATACCGTCGCCACCCGTCCAGTTCGTACAGGGTGTAGACTTCCCGCATTTCAGGGTCGTCGTGCATCGACTCTCGTATCTCGCGCTCCTCTTTGACCAATACCTGTGTCGGGTTGCCGGTCTTCGGGTACCAATCAACTACATGTTGCGGTAATATTACCTTGACAGACGCATCAGACAGCACCCGGCCATCCTCGTCCTTCTCAATTCCGTCAACCAACCCCCACACCGTGTGCATGACGGTCTGTTTGATACCTACCGACTTCATGAGCGGGTTCCAATTCATGCCTGAACCGTCGGCGTTCCTTTTGATAGAATAGGCGATGGTCCCCTCGGTTTCCGGGTCGCCCAAAACACCCCACTCCTCTTTCTTTTCGTCATGCTTGGAGGCGATGATACCGTTTATCCCATCCACTGCCGTTGCAAGGTGCATGACGGGATCAGGGTCTTTTCTGCGCGACTCATACGCCTTTTGTCCTTCTCTTTGCAGTCTTTGGTGAAGGTAGTTTGTTATCTTGCCCGTGTCGATATACTCCCCGGTGTAGTTATCCCAGGCATATATCCACTTCTCTTCCTTCACGTCCCACTCAGGGTTTCTTTTATCAGTTATCATATTGCCGCACCGCCTCGTAATTTATAGTTTCATTGTTTGATGAATGCCTGAAAACCTTGTCGATATCATCCCAAAAGCACCACAGCGCTTCGTACCTTCCATAGTCATTTAGAAAGACAACCCTTGTATTCTCGCTCCTTGCACCAAATACCGGAAGCGGGTTTATATGCGAAACATCAGGTTGTTGGAATGGATTGTCTTTTATCATCAGAAGTCCACTAACACCGCTTGGAGTGGTTTGCCCTGAGCCAGTAGTCGCTTGCTCAATGCATACCTTCCCGCGTCTATACCATGATTAAATGCGTCTATTGGCGTGTTCATTGGCTTACCGTTTCTGTCCATCTTCCACGTATAGGAGGAAAACTCTTCAATCAAATTCTTACTATCGGCGGTAATATAAACATTGTACCTTTTAATTGCATCAATGCCGCTGTTAATTGAATCAGCGCCTTTTACCGACCCCCTGATATAAAAACCACCATCCGATATCTCTTTAATTGACTTCGGTTCTGCGCTGTCCGCTACAATCAACTCGTTTCTGGGATGCTCTTTACCCACAAGGCGACGAACAATATCCGTATTGGTCATTCCTGTTTCATATATGTGTTCTTTCCAGTACAGATCCCCATGAGCGTATCGTATCTCAATCAACGTTGTCGGGTCGTTGGTGAAACCAAAATCCATGCCCCAGACGCGCCACTTGTACTGGTCCGGCCATTGCGTGGTTACTTTGAAGTCCGGGAATACCAGGCCTTCCAACCTGCCTACCTGTCCCAATCCGTATACCTGCCACCGGTACTGGTTCGCCGTTCCGCGCTCGATGTTTTCAGCCGTTGGCTCGTAGCCCTCTATCTTGCGCCGGATGTTATCGTTTAGAAAAACGTTGTCGCGGTAGGTCGTTATCACCCATTCTACGCCATCCCTTCCAAACAAATGCTCATGCGCCCAGAACGGGGCTGATGGGTTGTAGTCAATAATGGCTTGTTTTGTCGTTCTAAGGCTCAATTGCTCATAAATCTCATAGGCAACACTGTTTGCCTCGTTTATAAACAGCCGGTCACGTTTACCGCTTCTTGCATCGTAGGTGTCCTGATATGACCGGAACTCCAACACCGTGCCGCTTCTTGATTTTATGATCCGGTCGGTCTTGTTATGCAGGTCCCTTGGATACCACTTTTGCAAGTCCGGGTTATCGGCTATGATGTTCTGGACATCACGATATGCACCAGCTTTTAAACTGGGTATATCCTCGGCGACTACCGTTATGACCTCATTGGCATTCCACATACCACACATCAAAAGATACTGCATGATACCGTAGGTCTTCCCCGAACTGGTTCCACCCTGATGTACTACAACGGGACTCGCAGACAACAAAGGAGTAAAGACGGCCTCATTTACTTTCATCGGGCTTGACAATTTCAACTTTTAGTGTTGGCAGGCCGATTTCCCCGGAATGCTCATGCTGGGTCTTCTCGATATACCCCCGCTTTTTACCTTTTGTCTTGAGATAGAAAATTGATGCGGCAGTGTTACCCTCTTTGATCTGCTTGAATAGCTGTGACTCCACAAAATCTAAGGCGACTTCTGACAGCTCCTCAACCTTTGCTTTGTAATCCTCATCACCCGACATCCATCGGTAATGCGTATCCCTGCTTATACCAACTTGCTTTGCGGCAGTAG